TTTAAAGGAAGAGAACCACTTGCATACAAAGTACAAAACCAAAAAGTGTTTAGACAAGCAATAAATGATTTATTAAGAATGATAGATGAAGGTAAATTTAAGGAAGACCCTATTTGTTGGAATTTATACAGAAAGATAAATGGTTTGCCAATAGCATTTAATTGGTGGGGAAATGACATATTTAAGACACAAGGAGATTATAAAGTAATTGATGATTATACAACAGACATAGATGCAGAAAAAGATATAGAAAAATTAGAAAGATTTATAAGAATAGTAAAGGGGGTGGAAAAAATGATAAAAGTAAGAGTTATAGAAGATTTTTATTTAGGAAGATTTGGAGAATTAAAAAACATTATAAGAAAAGCAAGAAATGAAAATGGTAAACTATTTATTGATGATACATTTGAATGCACTAAAGAATTAGCAGATTACTTATTAGGAAAAAATTCTAAACAAAGAGCATTTGTTGAAGTAATTGAAGTAATACCTGAAAAGAAAGAAGAACCTAAAAAGGTTGAAATAAAAGAAGAAAAACAAGAAGTAAAAGAAGAAAAAAAAGAAATTACTAAAAGACTAAAAACTACACGTAAAAGTATTGCAAAAAAGAAAAAAATATGATAGTATTTAAGAGGTACAAATGGAAGAAATTAGATGTCAGCATTGTCATAAATTGTTATTTAAGGGTAACTTTATAGGTATAATACAAATTATGTGTGGCAGATGTAAAAAAATTAATGAAATAGAGTGCCAATTAAAAGAGGAGCACCAGTCTAGTAAATAGATTGGTGTTTTTTATTTAGATATTAAATGGGGACAGTAGGTTCGAAACTATTTGCTTGAAACCTTATTGAGTAAAGCATTACCCTTTTAGTATGTATCTAATAAGGAGATAAGTATGAAAAAAATATGTACAAAATGCAAACAATATAAAGAAAAAAGTGATTTTAGGTATAAAAAAGATAAAAATGGAAAATATTATATTTCTTCTTATTGTAAAGAATGTGAAACAAAAATAAAAAAAGAACATTACTATAAAAATATAGAAAAATACAAATTAAAAAATAAAAAATATAGAGAAAATAATAAAGAAAAGTTACAAGAAATATATGTTAAATATAAAGAAACTGGAAGATATAAAAAATACAGAGAACAAAATCCTGATAAATTTAAGCAATATGCTTTTAACTATAAGCAAATAATATTAAATGACCCTATAAAAAAATTTAAAAGGCAAACAAGAGATATTATAAGAAATGCTTTTAGAAGAAAGGGATATCTAAAAGAAACAAAAAGTGAGCAAATATTGGGATGCGAATATAATGTTTTTATTGAGCATTTATTAAAAACATTTGAAACCAATTATGGATATAAATATGATTATAAAGAAAAAGTACATATAGACCACATTATACCTTTATCGACAGCAAAAACAGAAAAAGATGTTATAGCATTATGCCATTACTTAAATTTACAATTATTAAAAGCAGAAGATAATTTAAGAAAGGGTAAAAAAACAAATTATAGGTTATAGCTCGAAAGAGATATAATATAAAGGTTTTGTAATTTATCTGTAAAATTACAATTACTTTTCTAAATGGTGGAGTTTACCACTGAAAAAAATCGGATTAGAGGAGGAAATATTATGAGTTTAAAGGATTATTTAGAGAATTTAGAAATTGGAGAGGAAAAGCTTAAATTATCAAAAGAAGATATTAAAGGAATACTTGCTGAAAGTGGAAAAGTAGTAAATACTGAAACGGACAAGCTAAAAGATGAATACAAAAAAACTATTGATGATTTAAAAGAACAAGTAAAAAATGCTCCAAGTTCTGAAGAAATAACTAATCTAAAAAACACAATTGCAGATATGGAAGCTAAAGAAGAAAAAAGAGTTGCAGATGAAAAGGCTAAAAAAGATGATGAAATTCTAACAAACAATATTGTTGAAGCATTTGGTGATAAAAAGTTTATAAATGATTATACAAAGAATGCAATAATTAATGATATTAAAACAGCCTTAAAAGATGCAAATAATGGTGGAAAATCTGCAAAAGACTTATTTGAGGAAATAACCAAGGATAAGTCAGATATCTTTGCTAACCCAAATCAAGTACAAGATATGCCAGGTATGGGAGACAGTGAAGAAAACACAATAAAAAAAGAAATGCCAGTAATGTGGTAAATTAAAAGGAGGAATTTTAAAATGGCTAGAATTGATGCATTAAGTATTCAATTAAGAGGTTCTGATGCAAAGGATAAACTTGCAGAGGAATATGGAAAAGTTATTGAGAACATTCAAGCAATAACGTTAGCTTCAAGACTTAAAAACACAGATTTAAGTGGAGACCCAACAAGTGGTACAGTAGAAGCAAAAAGATTTGTAAATGTAAGTGGAAAAACTTATGGAACAGCAAGAGGACATGGATATGCTGATAAAATAACAGCACAACCAGTTGTAATTGCTATCAATGATGACACAGAATACATTGAAGAAGTAGAAGAAAAAGACCTTAAAACATATGGCGTAAATGGATTAATTGAAAGAAGAACAAGAAATCATCAAGATGCTCTAGCAGTAGAATTAGATACTAAATTCTTTGCAGAAGCAGTTGATAAAGGAACAAGCTTTACACCAACAGGAACAAATCCATCTATTGAAGATGAAATGGAACAAGCTATTGAAGCTATTGAAACAACAAAGAATGATTTTGTAAATGGTGTTCCAAGAAATATGATTGAAATAGTTGCTAGTCCTGCAACATATGGAAGATTAAGAAATAAAATTAATTCTATTTCTAACAATCTAAAATTAGGACAACTTGCAAATTATGAACAAGGAACATTCAATAACACAAGCATTTACTCAAGTGTATTTCTACCAAATGGAGTAAATTATGTAGTAATGGTAAGAGGAGCAGTTGCTCAACCAGTTATGACATCAATTTACAACCCAAGAGAAGTAGAATTTAGTGATGCAACAGCATTTGGTCTATTTGCATACAAAGGAACAAAAGCTGTAATGGACGACTTAATTATATACAATGGCGAAGTTGCAAGTTTATAGTAAAGGAGGGTGTCTATAATGGAGTTTGAAAATCAATACTTGACTTATGATGAATATATAAGCCTAGGTGGTACTCTAGAAGAGACACCTTTTAATATATTAGAATTAGAAGCACGAAAAAACATAGACAAATACACATTTGGTAGACTTCAAAATTTAGAAAGCCAAATAAATGAGGTTAAGGTATGTGAATATAGGCTAATAAATGCATTAAATACTTATGAAGCATACGAGAACCAAAGCAAAGGCATTTCTAGTGAGAATACAGATGGATATAGTGTAAGTTATGGTGGTGCTACTGAAAGCATCTCTAAAGCTAAAATAAACGAAATTAAGGGCATAATAAAAACATACCTTGCAGAATGCAAATTAGAAGATGGAACACCGTATTTGTATGTGGGGGTGTAAGTTATGATAACAAACAAAACCGTAACATATTACAAAAAAGGTTTAGACCCAACAACAAAACTGATTACATGGACAAGATATGTATTTAGTCCAGTATGGGCATTTGGAGGCAAAGGAAATAGACTTAATAAAGGCTATGAGAATGCAAATGATGTAGACATACGAATTCCAATGAATTTAGTAGATGATGAAAGCATATTTGATATAGAGGACATAATCTTAATAGGAGAATTTGGAGATATAACTAAACAAAGTGATTTAGATGGTTTGAAATTTTACAATGTAACAAGTGTAAATATAAATGACTTTGGAAATAACCCACATGTACATTTAGGA